TGGCTATGAAAAACAGCAATGACTTCTCCAGCATCTTCAGCTTTTACCCAATCATCAGGATCAATAATAAATTGTTCACCTAAATCTTCAGCAAGGTTTTTACAAGGAAAATATTTTTCTTTACCCTTATAGACAGCTAATAAACCACACGCTTCATGTGGTGCATCTTTTTCTGCGTGTTTAAGTGCAATATCCTGCCAAGTCATCCAACAAACGTACCAATGCCAGGGAAAATATCTCTAGTGGCAATTCTTTTTGGTAACTTTACATTTACTAAGTCTAATGCTGATATTGCTTCCCATTGAACTACATCTCTATTTTCACTAACTTTTCTATCTAAAAAATAAATTTCTTGTGGAAATTCTGCCGTTGGATCAGGTGTTCCGTAAGGGTTAGTTTGTGTCGTAGAAGAAGAAGTTGTTTGTTGCTGGATCGTATTCGGATTGTTCATCGTAATTGTGTTACCCATCGCATTACCATGACTTGAACAATAATATCTCAAATCGCTTGGAGCACCTGGATAGGCTGGAGAATAAGTTACTGTTGCCCCTGCTTGCCCAGGAGTTCCACTAACAGTTGTAGTTTGTTCTCCTCCAGCATCAGATTTTATTCTTAGTGGATGAGTTGCATTTGTAGCATCTGCCAAATTAAAAATATAAGTAGATCCTCTTTTCATCGTGATAACTGGATTATTGACACCATTAATTCTAAAAATATTACCACTCCCAGGGTTATGGACAGTAACAGTATAGGTTACAGTTTCAGCATCAGAAGGATCAGCTACAGTCGAAGTAGAGGTAGTTGTAGTCGTTGTTGGAGCGAAGTTTGCAGCATCTAAATATCTAGCTAAAGTTCTAATTCTTGTTAATTTTGCACCATTTAAATCATTACCAACTGTTGTTTGGTTAACGTCTTGCATAATTGCAGTAAGCGTTCCAAAGATATTACTGACAGATATTGTTGGTCTTGGTAAAGTTCCTGTTCCTGTAAATTCAAATCCTTCACATTGAATAGGAAATCTTAGATAACTATTGCCAGCCCATACAACTTCTCCATTTGCATTTAAGTTTGCACCATTATGAAACCTATAAATTGTAGTTGAGCCATGTAATGTTGCATCAAGTTGCAAAGTGAACAGTTCTATTACTGCTCCAGGATTTATCTCTTGTAAAGCTGAAACTGGTACTGCCATTAGGGTTCAAATACCTCTTCAAAACTAGCTGTAATTCTATTTCGATTAAATTCAAATATTTCTCTATTAAAACTTCTACATATCCATTTAAATGTTGTTGTTGTATCAGGAGGTGACCAATCAAATGATGCTCCATCTTTTCCTCTAGCTTCTAAAAATGTTTCAATTTCATCTGCATCTTCATCATCAACATTAAATGTAAGATTCCAAACTTTAGGATCTTGATTTAATCCGAAAGTAGTTCTTTGTTGGTAGCCATCTCCGAATTGAGTAATTCTAAGGTTTGACTGACTACGTTTAGTAGCAGAATATTGTGGATTGTAACTAGGAAAAGTAGCCATTAGCGTAAACTAGAAAGTAGCCCTCCAGGTCTTTGTTGTTTTAGTAGCTCTCCTTGCACTGCAACAGATATGAGAGTTCCAAGTTCTTTCGCTCCAGCATCATCGCCTTGAACATCTGAACCTGATGCGTCTACATTAACAACAACACTTGTACTACCGCCACCTCCAAGTTTATTATTTGGCACAATCGTTCCAGATGACCTTGGTACGAACAATTCTGGCCCTTTCTCTCCTACGATTGAAGGTTTGCCTACTGGTGGTCTACCTCCGTTTGCAAAACCCAATAATCCCAATAAACCACCCCCTTTAGTGCCCCCTGCGCCGAGAATATCTCCAAATAATGCTTGATTAAGTGCTAAATCTAAGAATCTATCAGCAACATTGTTAAGTAAATCTCCAAGAGTAGATGTTCCTTTTATTAGACCAGCTATACCATTTTTGATGTCATTTCCAATAGTCACGCTTAACTGTTCAAATGCAGAATTTATTTTTTTAGCATTTTGTTCAAATTCTTTTGCTGCTTTGCTTTTGTCAAATAATTGCTCTACAGTTAATTCTCCTAGCTCTAAAAGTTTGAGTTCTTCCGCAGTTAAGTTTTTCGTAATAGCTTCAATTTCTTTTTGTCTAGTAGCCTCTTCTATTCCTAAAACTTTAATTTGTTCTTGAAATTTTATTTGTTCTTGCAGTTTATTAATCTTTTTCTGAGCAGTAGCAACTCTCGCAGCATCAATGTCTAATAATTGTTTATTCGTTCCTGTTTCAGTTCCTTCTCCTCCAACAAATGGTGAGTCAGGATTTACTTGTTTTACTAAACTAAATTTTCTTATAGATTGTTTGCTTCCCTCAGTTACATTTAAGCCTTCAACATTTGTTCCAATAGGTGCTCTAAGAATCCTATCAAGCTGAGATTGGTTAAATGTCTCTAAAACACCTCTAAAATCTTTGATAAATTGATCTTCTTTTGGCCCAAGATTTACAGTTCCCTTTCCTTCTCCAAGAGATACTTTATTACCTTGATCTATCAGTTTATTAATAAATTTAAGAATATTAGCAAGTGGGCCAGCTAATGCTATTTGAAGGTTAAGACTTATTTTTGCAAGTTCTGTATTTAATTCTTGAGAAGCCTTTCCTGCCTCTCTTAATTTTTCTGCTCCATCCTCTCCTAGAACTTGAGTTAATTCCTTAGACACTAATGTTGCTAGTTTTTCTCTTTCTCCTAGAGTTTGTAAAACTTGTGCTCTGACTGCTGCTTCTTTACTACTAAATAAAGATTTTTCTTTTAACAGGTTAAAAGAACCATCAAGAGTATTTAAGGCTTTACCTAAATCAGTTATACCATTTACTATATTAGTTACTGTTTGAAGAGCAGCAGTAGCAACAAGACCTCCTGCAAAACCTCCCATCTGCCCTGCAATTTTAGTTCCTGCAAAACCACCAGCAAAACCAGCTAAACCGCCAATCGGGCCTTGTCCAAATAACAACGGAAACGCACCAGAAATTGCTCCACTTGTTAGTGCTGCTCTATTGCTTCTTTCATCTCGCCTTCCTCCTCCTCTTCCTCCAAAGCCGCCACCTCGAGAAGCTCTTAAAATTTTTTGTTGCGTTAACTCTTTACTCTGTTCTTTTAATGCTTTTAATTCTAGTAAAGCTGCATCTCCTGATGCTTTTGCTAATTTAAATTTACCTTTAGAATTTGCTAGTGCTGCTCTATTTAAAGCTCTGCTTGCTTTATCTGTTTTTAATCCTGCTTCTTTTGCTTTTTGTATTTGATCTCCAATGCTTCTAACTCGAATCATCGAAGCTCTTTTTTTTTCTTGTAAACTTGCAGATTCTCTTTCTAATTTATTACTTTTACTTGCAGCACCCGCACCGCCACTTTTATTTAATTGATTTACCTTACCACTAATTTTATCTAATTGTTTTGATAGTTCTTGTACTTTTTTAAGACCTTTTACATTAATCTCTATATCTGCTCTTGTTGCCACGACTAAACAATAAAAGGTTACTTTATTCTAGCTTATCTCCTTCGTTTTGCTTTTTCAAATTCTTTTTCTTGTTCTTCATTAATTACTTGAAAATATGAACTCCAACCTATTAATTCATCTAAAGTCATTTCTCTTACTTCCTTTAAACTTTTTCCCAATTCTTTTGCCACACCAAATTGAAGCATCATTAAATTATCCCTCTTCAACTCAGCAGTTAATCTTTTGGGTCGATCATTTCCTCTTCTTCTGTAATAACTGCAAGCATTAATTTTTGTAAGTCACTATCTTTTACTTCATTTTTTAATACATCAATTTCTCCTGCATTAAAAAGTTTTCTACCAGTTTCATCTAATGCTTTTGCAAGTAATAGCTGTAATGCAAAACTATTATTATCATCTTTAGATAATCTTTGTGCTCTGTCACGTTCTGCCATTGTTAATGGACTTACATACATTTCAAAAACAGAACCATCAGATAATGTAACTTCTTTTTTTATTGGTTCGAGATTTGCAGCTTTCCTTAAACGATCCAATGCTGATAAATTGCTTGCCATAAAATAAAATCAATATATTGATATTCTAATACAAAACATGAAAAAACCCCAGATAAACTGAGGTTCGTTAACTTATGCTAATTTAAGCAGATTTTGATAGATCGAATGTAGGAGCAGCACTAGGTCTGAAGGCTATCTCTACAACCTGTCCGTCATCTGGGTTTACGTTGAAACTCGCAGAAGTAAGAATAATATCTGCCAAAATTGATCTACTTGCGTTTTGATCTACGTTTGCACCACTCATCTGACGATCAATATACAATCTTACCTTTGCACCAGTTTGTTGACGTTGAATAACATCTTCAACCATTCTACTGGATAAAAGTGTGTCATCATCTGTTGAGTAAACACTAGCAGAGCCACTACCATCAGCAAAACCTGAAATGAAGGTTCTAAATGGTGCGGTTTGAGTAACAGTTTGACCAATACTTGTTACGTCAATTTCTGCTCTGGTTATCTCAAAACTCCATTCTCTTACAGATCCAACAACTAATGGTGCTGTAAATGTAATGCTTGCAAATGTGCCAGCAACAAAAGTAGGAGATGCTGAAGCTGTTACTGCTGCTCCTCCTGCTGTTGATGAAACTGTCATAATACCAGTTGAAGCATCATAAGTTTTTACAAAATAATCTGCTGGTGGAATACAGTTAGTTATTGTAGATCCACCTGGATATGCAAGTGTTACTGTGTCATTTACTCTATAACCCAACTGTGTACCAACAGTAATGTTTCCTCCTGATGAAGGAAAAGCTGCTGCTGTAAGGGTTGTTACGCTTGTACCAGCAGGAGAATAATATAACGCTCCCGAAGTACCCGATAGAACTGTAGCCATGATTAATAATTCTAAGGTTTGAACATACGGGTACTACCCGATATGTCTATAGGATAGCGTGAATTACAACAAAGATTCAAGAAATTACTGTAGCTTGAAAATTTGTTTCGATTGTTGATACAAAGAAAGGTCTATCATCTTCAAAACTAGGCCCAGTTACTTCTCCAGTTCTTACATGAATACCACTTGTAGGTTGTCCTGTATTATTTATTGTTTCAATAGCTGTGAAGGCTGTATTAATTAAAGTTTGACTTCTAGCTGGCCCTTTATCCTTTTCTGCAAAAGCTCTAACAGTAATAATTCCTCTTACATTATCTAATGAAGAAGTTAAACCGACTTCAGTTGTTAATCCAAATTGAATATTTACATAAACAAATTCGCTATCAGCATCCGATGTTACGTCACCAAAATTATCAAAAAATACTGGAACGGCAGGAGATAATGCTGCATAAGCTGTTTTGATTGGTGTTTCAAATTCTGCTCTAATTCCTTGATAGTTCATTTTAGTTTTTTACCTTTAGCTTTTTTAACACTTTTATTTAATTCAAGTTTAATTGTTTGTTGTAAAGAACCTCCTCTTAAATATGTAGGTAGCCAATCTAATTTTGCTGTTCTGCCAGATAAAACTCCTGATTTTCCACCACCAATATCTCCTCTTCTTGTAATACCTGTTCTACCTGATCCACTTTGTTCAAAATTAGCTTTACCTTTTGCAGTACGAGGTTCATTTCCTATTACTTTTATACCACCTCTACCTCTAACTTTTCCTCTCCTGAATCTTCCTTGCTTTGTATCTTCAGCATATTCTTTTTTTTCATTTACATTTCTTATTTCTATATTAATTTCATCTCTTGATACCCTGCCTTCTCTAATAGATCGAACATTCATTTTGGGAGCTTTCACAGGTTGAGGATTTCCTGGTCTTTTTGTACCTGTTGATTTTTCCTTCCCAACTATTATTTGCCATGAATTTGAATATCTTCCTGTCCAAGATGGGCCAAGATGCTGTAATTCTTTTACAACCTCTTCAACTCCAGGTAAAACACCTTTATTTAATACTGTTGCTGTATATCTATTAACTTCTTTTTTTAAATCTGGAAATTCATTTCTAGGTTTTACCATTTATTGTGGCCTCACTATAACTGTATGCAAAATAGGATTGTCTCCTCTGGATGTATTAATACTAATAATTCTTCCTACCTTATTCACTCCATCTTCTGCATATTGGATACTATCTTTAACTTTTGGATAATATGTTCCTAATTCTTTATTACCAAAAATAATTTTTAAATCAGTTGTTTGGCTCGTTCCTTCATAAACCGATCCAGAAACACTACTTATCAATGCTTTCATTGAAATATTGGTATCAGATCCGCTTACTTCTCCTGTTGTAGTGTTATAAGTTTGGGATGTAGCAGTTTTAATATAAGTCACATCAATACCAAAAGTTCCTAACAGTTGTTCTGGTAAGCTCTTAAAAGTATTGTCTATAAATGACATATTATCCCCTGACTACTCTCATTTGGAAAGATCCTGCTCCACCTAGCATATAAGCTCCAAGATAACTTTGTAACCAAGGATAGACATCTAAAATATTATTTATAGAACCAGTTCCTTGACTAGCAATATTAAATTTTACTTCTAAGTCTCCTAATTTTGCTTCTTCGATATTTCCCTCTTTACCACTTGTTCCTGTAATCGCATCAGTATCATTTGCTAAAGCTCTAGCTAGTTCATATTGTGCATACTTAATATTATTAGGAATTTTAGAACAAGCCAATTCAACACCATCTACCTGATAATTATTTCTTGGAAATTTCAATGCCTGTCCGTCATCACATCTATCTCCATAATAAACAAAACTATCAATCCATCTGGTAGCTGCTATTAATGATCTATTCTTTTGATCGTCAGTTTTATTATCCCAAGTTGTTGAATCTGGAACTGTTTCAAAATAGCTGTTGGCTTCTGTCAATGTGACATAGCTATTAGCATTTTCTCCTTTAACAGTTGCATTTATGGTAGCTGCCACGATTGATAAAGTAATTTAGTTTTATTGTAGCGTAAAGAAAAAACCCCACCAATAATTGATGAGGTTTAATG